GCGGGCGGCAGTTACTTGTTTGACCCTAAAACTGGGAAACTTACACTGATCACAGAACCACCCGCTCCCACCGAAAATGGCACTGACTCGGAAGAAATTCCTGATTGCGAAGATTGAGTCAACTTACGGGACCGATCCGACTCCCGTAGGTGGCTCTAATGCAATTCAGGTTACCAACCTTGATGTGACCCCAATCGAGTCTGACAATGTTCAGGCTGCGGCATATCAAGGGTTTATTGGCAACAGCACCCGTGCAACCCTGGTTGCCAACAAGCGAGTCAGCGTCACCTTTGATGTTGAACTGGCTGGCTCCGGTACTGCTGGCACCGCTCCTGCCTTTGGTCCGTTGCTGAAGTCCTGCGGTTTGTCGGAAACCGTTGTTGCAGACACCAGCGTCACCTACGCAGGCGTGAGCAGCAGTTTTGACTCTGCGACTATTTACTGCTTCTACGACGGCACCCGTCACAAGATCACTGGTGCACGCGGCTCTGTCAGCTTCAACTTCACCGCTGGTCAATTTGCGGTTGCCAGTTTCAACTTCATCGGGATCTACAACGCTCCCGACGACACCGCTCTGTCCGGTGCTTTCACTGTTGCCAACCAGGCGGCGGCGCTTGAAGTCAACGACACCAACATGACTACGGCCACCTTCTTTGGTGAGGCGAGTCAGCGCATTGAGTCGTTTGATCTGGCTCTGAACAACGAGCTGATTTACAAAGAGACCGCTTCCAACAAGGAAGTGCTGATCACGAACCGCGCCCCTGGCGGCACTGCTGTGATCGAGGCTCCTGCAATCGGCAGCACCGATTATTTTGCTGATGCAGTGGGTGTTGCAACTGCTTCTACCAGTCTTGTGCTTGGTGCAACTGGCGGCAACATCGTCACGCTGACCGCTGCGCAAACGGATGTTACCGGAGTATCCTATGGCGATACCAACGGTGTCATCTCGTTGTCCATGCCGTATTTGGCTCTGCCAACCACCACCGGCAACGACGAGCTGAGCCTGCAATTCACCTGATTCTGCGTGGCATTCGTCCTCAAAAAGACTGCTTCCTACAAATGGGAAGTCAAGGTTGAAGTCCCCGTTGACGGCAACCAATTTGAAACTCAAGCGTTTGAGGCAGTCTTTAAGAAGATCAGCCGTTCAGCATTCAACAATCTCGTCGACAAGGGTGATGATGCTCTTGTTGGCGAGATTTTGCTTGGCTGGGAGGGCATCAATGATGATGCTGGGAAGCCTGTTCCATTCACTGAAAAGAACAAGCAGCAGCTCTGTGATGACCCTTATGTGCTGCGTGCCTTGATCCAGGCTTACGCAGACAGCTTGACTGGAGTTACCGCAAAAAACTAAAAGACGCCGCTGAGTACTGGGCAAAAGGCGGCGTTGTTGATGAGCGGGAATCTGACCTAAAGGCTTTGGGTGCAAGCCCAGAGCAGATCGCTGCGTCAAAGCTGCAGGCAGTTGAGCAGCATTGTGAGGTGTGGGAGGAGAACTGGGATATCGTCCTTATGTTCATTCGTATGTCGACGCAATGGCACACGAGCATGGCTGGGCTTACCGGATTGAACTACCCGAGTCTTGAATGGCTCTGTAAGCTGTATTCAGTCAAGGATCCTGTTGCCATCTTTGAGGGCGTACAGGTGATGGAAATGGCAGCCCTTGCCGTCCTGAACGCGAAAAGCAAATGAGCGTCACTTCTGAAATTCGGCTCCGCGTCAAAAAAGAAGGGGATGTTGCGCTTACTCAACTCAGCGCAAAGCTCAATGATGTAGCACAGCGTTCTGTTATATCAAACAAAAAATTTAAAGATCTAGCAACAACGCTGCGAAATAACGACAACCAAATTAAAACCAAAAGCATCAATGCCCTTAATGATTACAGTCGCGCGTGGCGCGAGCTGGCAAATAGCGTTGATTACACAAGCAAGGAATTCAGGCAAGCCACAAAAGAAGCTCAAAGGTTTGAGCAGGCTGCTGCAAGGGCGCAGGGGAGACGCCGTGGTGGCGGAGCAATGGCTGCAGCCAGAGGCGTTGGTGCTGTCGCTGCTAGTGGCATTTTTGGTGGTCCAGAAGGCGCAATTGGCGCCCTCGTTGGGCTTCCTTTTGGTCCAGCTGGCGCTGCTGTTGGCGGTGCAATTGGCGCACAAGTTGGACAAGCCCGTCAAGCATTGGGTGGGACAGCATCGTATGCAGCGGATCTGCAAAAACAACGACTGGCACTTCAGTTAGTAACTAAAAACGCTCAAGAATATCAGCGTGCATTGAAATTTATTTCAACAACAAGTAAAGAGCTGGCAATACCTCAAGACATTCTGACTCGTCAATTTACAAAGCTTTCGGCTTCTGTTATTGGCGCTGGTGGTGATGTTGCGGATACAGAAAAAGCTTTTAAAGGTGTTACTGCTGGCATACGCGGTACAGGCGGAAGTTTGCAGGATCTGGATTCTGCATTGACTGCAACTTCACAGGTATTTAGTAAAGGCAAGGTTTCTGCTGAAGAACTGCGTCAACAAATTGGCGAACGCTTGCCTGGTGCTTTTAGTTTGTTTGCTGAATCTTTAGGGATGACGCCCCAAGAGCTTGATAAGGCTCTTGAAAAAGGTCAAGTGAGCTTGCAGGATTTCCAGAAATTTGCGGAAAAACTGTTTAGTGAATATGGGGATGCAGCAAAAACTATTGCTGATAGCCCAGCAGCGGCTGGTGACAGGCTCAAAACTGCTTTGTCGAATTTGTCCGCTTCTGTCGGCACATTGTTGCAGCCTATCGGCGCGGCATTTCAAACAACTTTTGCAAACATTGCAAATGCGATTAGCGCTGCTGCAGACGAGTTGAACAGATTCTTTGGGATTGCCGGCAAAGCCAAGATGAGAAAGATAACCGAAGCCATGCAGAGAGAAGCGGCAAATATAACCAGACTTGAAAACCAAAGAAAACTAATTAAAGGAAGTCCAAGTTTGACGGAGAAGGCTAAGGGCGTCGAACCAGAAACCTATTTTCTAGACAGGCAAATTACACAGGCTCAATCAAACTTTGACAGGCTGCAACAGGAATTGTTTGGTTTGCAGGCAGTTAACAGAGCGGCGCAGGGTATGCGCAAGGACAAGCCAAAAGGGTTGCCTTCAATTGATCTAATTAGCGGAGCAGGCACAGGTAAAGGCGCACAAGATTATTCCGTTCAATTGGCCAATGCATTAATTGCTGCACAAAACGAATTAAATCCAATTAAAAAAATTCAGCTTGAATATGACGCCGAAATCTTAAAAATTAACGAAAGCAAACTTAAACCCGAAAGAAAAAGAGTTGCTATAAATGCTGCAAACGTAAAGCTCAACGAGCAATCATTAAAGCTAGGTGATCAGATTGCAAGCGGTAATGCGGCTTTAATAATTAAAGATGGCGAGCGAAATCAGCAAATTGAAAAAACAATTAAAAGCCTTGAGATTGAAGCTGGAATTATTGACGAAAAACAAGCAAAGCAAATTGAGAAAGATAACTTAATTCAGCAGCTGCAAAAAGACGGGGCAACGCTTACCGAAGAACAATTGAAGCGCATTGACGAGGCTTACGAGGGCATCAACAAAAAAACCTCTGAAAGCATGCAGCTGTTCAAGCAGATTGGTCAAAACGTTGTTTCTGCGCTTTCTGATGCTTTTATGAACTTGTTCGATCAAGCCAAGTCATTGCGCGAAATTTTGACCGACTTACTACGATCGACTGCTCGCTTGTTTCTTGAATTTGGCATTCGCGCAGGCATGAAAGGGTTGTTTCCCAGCTTGTTTGCTGCGGGTGGAATCATGACTGGCAATGGTCCAGTAGCCCTAAAACGTTATGCGAGCGGTGGTATTGCTAACAGCCCACAGCTTGCAATGTTTGGTGAAGGCAGCCGCCCTGAGGCTTATGTGCCGCTCCCTGATGGCCGCAGCATTCCTGTCACAATGAAAAATGGCGCTGGCGGCGGTGTGAACGTAAATGTCAACGTTGATGCGTCTGGCTCTGAAGTCCAAGGCAACCAGCCTGATGCTGCTCAGCTGGGACGTGCCATTGGCGCTGCGGTGCAGGCAGAATTGATTAAACAGAAGCGTCCTGGAGGTCTGCTCGCATAATGGCTACTTTCGACGATGCCACTGTTGGTACAAGCGCTGGCGGTACAACGCCAGATTTTGGTTTGACCAAGAAGAGTGAGCCAACAGTTCGCACCGTTCAATATGGCGATGGTTATAGCCAAAGATTGATTTATGGTTTGAATCAAAATCCTAAGGTTTGGGATTTAACTTGGACTGCGACTAGCAATAGTGATGCTGATGCGATTGAAAGCTTTTTGGACGCAAGAGCTGGAAGTGAAAGCTTTGACTGGACACCGCCAGCGGGCGGCAGCTCAGGAAAATACATTTGCAGCTCTTGGAATCGTGAATTGAAATATACAAATATCAATACAATCACTGCCACCTTCATCCAGGTGTTCGAGCCATGAGCGAAATGTTCAAGGAGCTTATTAAAAGCTCCCCTTTTGCGATCATCGACCTGTATGAGCTGCACCTGAACGACCAGCTGCATGGGACAAACGAGATTTACAGGTTCCACAACGGCTGCAATCAAAAAGCCCCTACAACCGGCGACATCAAATGGAAGGGTTATAGCTACTCGGCGTTTCCTATTGAGGTTGAGGGTTTCGAGTACACAGGCAATGGTCAGCTGCCACGCCCCAAGGTCCGTGTTGGCAACCTGCTGAGCAGCATCACCGCGTTGATGATTGCCATCAACCAAACCACTACGGGTAACGATTTAACTGGCGCGAAGTTCATCAGGATTCGCACCCTGAGTCGTTTTCTTGATGCCGAAAACTTCGACGGCAGCCAAAACCCTTACGGCGTACCTGATCCGACAGCGGAGGCGCCACAAGAGATTTACTACGTCGATCGCAAGGTCACTGAAAACCGTGACTTTGTAGAGTTCGAGCTGGCAGCAGCATTTGACCTCGTTGGAGTACGGGCGCCGAAACGGCAATGTATTTCCAATATCTGCCAATGGGTATACCGCTCTGCCGAATGCGGCTATACCGGCACGCGGTATTTCGACGAAGCGAACACGCCACTAGAAGCCGCTCCGGCACCTAACTTCCCGGCAGGCAACGACAACCTGTACGCAGGACAGAGCATCTTTTCCGAGCAGCAACTGGTTTCCCAAAACGGCTGGTACATCGCCCGGCTGGGTCCATTGGGTGACCTTTTTACACGCGCCAAAAATCAAGTCGTCGAAAACGGGTTTTTGTGGCAGACCAAGACCAGCGGCTCTGGCGGCTATCGGTTAACTATGCAAACAGACGGCAACTTGGTGCTTTATACCGCTGCCAATCAAGTGGTGTGGGAAACAGGCACGGCGCTTAAAGGTTCCCCAACGTCTGTGATTTTCAACCTTTTGAACGCAGGGGGTGACTATGACTTTGACAGGGCTTGGATCCCGCAGCCCCCGTATGAAGGTCACCGACTTGCGTTCTTTTATGAAATCATGGGGGCTGTTAGCGGTGCAGGCATAAACCGCACTGCCAGCGAAACGTTCAACTTGAGTGACGGCAGATCCGTGACTCTGCAATTCACTGCTACATCCGTTGCCTTGAGCAATCACTGGAGCGGGCAAAGTTACGGTTGGGCTGACACCACAACTGGCTCGTACCCAACAGCGACCGTGACAGGCAGCACCGGAGAGTTTCGTACAAATGAAACTTTCTATGCAAACTTTAATCTCAACGGAATACTTAACCCCTTCAGAAATACGCCAACAGGTAACTTGAACAGCGTTGGAGCAGCGTTCAAGGTTACGGCAACCAACAACAATGCAAACAGGGCTGTCATTCAAAACGACGGCAATCTCGTTGTTTATGACGCAAGCAATAACGTTCTGTGGGATACGGGCGTCTCGCGGTCTGGTGAGCCTTTGGCTTACATCCCCAACGGCACCGCTCTTAACGACGTTTGCGGCAAACGGCTTTCGAGCTGCCAAGCGCGATTTGGCATCACGGCGGCATTGCCATTCGGGTCGTTCCCTGGCATTGGCACGTTGGTGAGCTGACGATGGCTTGGAAGGATGATGCACTGGAGCACGCAAAAGCGGATGCACCACGCGAAGCCTGCGGGCTAGTTGTTGTCGTTAAAGGTCGCCGGAAGTATTGGCCATGCAAAAACCTGGCGGTCGCGGCGACTGACTTTTTCATCCTTGACCCGGATGACTACGCAGCGGCAGAGGATGCAGGCAAGATCTATGCCATTGTCCACAGCCACCCGACAACACCAGCTGTCCCAAGCGAAGCCGACAAGATCGCATGCGAAAGCTCTGGGCTGCCTTGGTTCATCGTCAACCCGACAAGTGGCGACTGGTGTGAGCACAAGCCTGCGGGTTACCGCGCACCGCTGATTGGGCGTGAATGGGTCTGGGGCGTGACTGACTGCTGGACGCTGGTCCGCGACTGGTATCAGGAGGAATGGGGTCTAGAGCTGCGGGATTGGGACCGCCCAAACGATCCTGACGCTTTTACGCATAGCCCGATGTTTGAGGACTGCTTTGCGGCGACTGGCTTCGTTGATGTAACGGGCAAGCAAATCCAAGCTGGCGATGCATTTTTGATGTCACTTGGTGCGCCTGGGCTAAACCACTGCGCGGTCTACGTCGGGGATCAGCAGTTTTTGCATCACGTTCGCGGGCGGCTTAGTTCCCGTGACATCTATGGCGGCTATTATCAAAAGAACACGGGGCGCGTGCTCAGACATTCCAGCAGGTGCTGACGATGCTGCGAGTAGTCAAGGTCTACGGCTCACTGGCAAAGTTTCTCGG